CCGCCCCTACGGATATGTACCAATCGTTCTTTGTTGGCATACCTGTCAAGCACGGCCAATGCGAATACTATTGGAACACCAAACTTTAACATAAAACCAATCGTTGCATTTTTTGCAACACCTCAAATACCAAAGAATAATGCAAGACCAATTTATGAGGATAGCAATGGCGCAGCTCCGTAGCACCTACCCCTTCAAGCCCCAACGTAGAGCCGTAGCTGCTCGGATGTGGGTAAAGTATTTAGACCGCAAAGCGATGGCGCAATGGTTCAAAGACCAAGAGGCTAATTTATGATTAGACCCTTTGTGCTTGCCTTCCACAAGCAGAACTCGGGTGTATCACACCACAGGACATTTGCACCCTTGATATGCCACAAGGATGTAGATGTCTTTTTTATTGAGAAGATTACCGACATTGACCCTGAAATGTGGCCTAAAGTCACTCACATCTTTGCAAGCCGTGCATTCCCTGTTGAGCCGTTTGATGACTTCGTGAAACTCTGCCGCAAGGAAGGCATCAAGTTAATCGTTGACAATGATGATTGGTGGGTGCTACCCCCTACGCATCCTTTGCTTGGGATTTACTCGGAGCAGATGAGGGAGCGCATCGTGCGCTCTATGAAAGCTGCTGATGAGGTATGGGTGACAAACAAGCACCTTGCCTCAAAGGTCAAGAAGTATAATGCCAACATCCGAATCATACCAAACGCCATCAGCGTTCCAACGTGGCAGGTAGAGCGAAAGCCAAGCGAAGAAGTGCGCTTTGGGTATATTGGGGGCAACCACCACGCATTAGACGTAAAGGAATCCACAATCAACCTTGAGGGTTATCAAGGGTATGTGGCAGAGGTAGATGGCTACCCCGATATTATGAGGGCAAGCCACAGGCTTCCTACGATGCCACCAACACACTACCACAAGCTCTACGAGTTCTTTGATGTGAGCCTTGTGCCGTTAAGCACTTCCGAGTTTGCCAAGTGCAAGTCGCACCTAAAGATGCTTGAGGCAGGGTTCAGTAAGTGCGCTCTGATAGTGAGCAACACGCAACCCTATTCACCATACATCACAAAAGATAATTGCATTGCCATCAAGCACCCAAGCGAATGGGCAGGAGCAATCAAGAGGCTAAAAGAAAACCCCAACCAAGTTGCTGACCTAACGGAATCGTTATATGAGTATGTGCAGGACTTCACAATGGACAAGATAAACGAACTACGATGCTTTACATAGTCACGCCATGCTCACGCCCTCATAACCTCGTGAGGCTAAAACAACATATCCCTGCCTACGCAACGTGGGTTGTCATGATGGATGCTGCTACCAACTTCAAGGGAGCAACAGGCGCATCAGTCACACATTACTCCACACGCACGGGAGATATGGGCAACCCCCTACGCAACGAGTTCCTTGACTTGTATGCTGACTCCTTTACCAAAGAGGATTGGGTTTACTATTTGGATGATGATAACGTGCTACATCCAAAGTTCCTTGAGGAGTGGAACAACCTAAACGGACTTGATTGCTCAATCGTAACGTGGGGGCAAGGGGGCAGGCTACGCCCTACCGACCAACCAAGAGTCGGCAACATAGACACCGCCTGCTATATGTTCAAGCCATACGACCTGCCCAATCTACGCTTTGAGATGACCTACGAGGCAGACGGCACTTTTGCCCAAGCAGCATCCGAGCAAGGAACACTTATCTGCGTAGAGCAGTACCTTTGTTATTATAACGCCCTAAAATGAAAACGAGCAAACAAATAGACGGGTGGTTCAACCACCAAGCAGCATACGACTACCTCCTTGCCAATATGCCCGAAGACGGCACGTTCGTAGAGTTGGGGGCTTGGCTCGGTAAGTCATCAGCCTACCTATGCGACAAAGCAACACACCAAAACATCACAATCATTGATTCTTGGAAAGGCTCACCAAACGAATTGACCACAACACATAAACTTGCAACGGAACAGAATATCTACAATCTCTTTGTGGAGAATATGGGAGACCGCAAGTACAAGGCCATCAAAGCAACATCCAAAGCAGCATCAAAGAAGTTTGCCAACGAATCCCTTGACGTGGTATTCATAGACCTAACCCATACCTATGAGGCGGTAAAGGAAGACATCAAGCTATGGCTACCCAAAGTAAAGAAGGGAGGCTTCATCGCAGGAGATGACTACCACGAACATTGGAAGGGAGTAATCCAAGCCGTTGATGAGCTGCTGCCACACGCTACGTTCATTGATGACTGTTGGATTTACCAAAGGTGAAGAACCACACAAAGGTCTATCTCAAAGGGATGGGCTACTCCACAACTGACTTCATACCCTGCGAGGTATGTCAAGGCAAAGCCGTAGACATCCACCACATAGAATCACGCGGAATGGGTGGAAGCAAAATTGCTGATACCATAGAAAATCTGATGGCTCTATGCCGAGCCTGCCACGTTGCCTATGGTGACATCAAAGAATTTAAGGAGCGACTTAAAGCAACACACAACCACCACCTATCAAAAAGAGTTATTTAGTTATGCAAAGAGCAGCAATCGGTACAATCATACCAAACCCAACCAACCCAAGAATCATAAAGGATGATAAGTTCAAGAAGCTTGTAAAGTCCATACAGGAGTTCCCACAGATGCTTGAGCTGCGCCCAATCGTAGTAGATGGCAATATGGTAGTTCTTGGGGGGAATATGCGCTTAAAGGCGTGTATTGCGGCAGGGCTTAAAGAGGTGCCTATTATCATAGCTGACAATCTTACGGATGCTCAAAAGAGCGAGTTCATAATCAAAGACAACGTAGGCTTCGGAGAATGGGATTGGGACTTGCTTGCCAACCAATGGGATGTTGAAGCATTAGAAGATTGGGGGCTTGAGCTGCCATTTGACAATACCCCTGTGCTTGAAGCAGAAGATGAAACCGATTTGTCAGACAAAATCAAATCAGCATTCAGAATAGAAATAGAACTTGAGAACGAAGAAGAACAAGAGAAGATGTATAATCAGTTAATATCAGACGGGTACAAATGCCGAGTTTTGACATTGTAAGGGAGTCCAAGCCCTCAAAATCTTTTCGTGTTGCATCTGTAATGGGAAAGTTTGACCTTGACTCAAATCACATCAAGGAGCATTTTGTAGGTAGCATTGATATTCCAAGTTCTTGGAATGTTGGTCTCATTGTAGGTTCATCAGGAACGGGCAAAACAACTATAGCTCGTGAGCTATTTGAAAATGCATACATTACAGATTTTCACTATGAATCGGAATCAATACTTGATGATATGCCAAAGTCAAAGAGCGTTGATGAAATTACATCAGTATTCAATTCAGTTGGTTTTTCATCACCGCCTTCTTGGCTTAAGCCTTATTCGGCATTGAGCAATGGTCAGAAGATGCGTGTTGACTTGGCGAACGCATTGCTTCAAGATAAAGACTTAATTGTATTTGATGAGTTTACTTCAGTAGTAGACCGCAATGTTGCGCAAATTGGTTCCAACGCAGTACAGAAGTCAATACGAAAGCTCAATAAACAGTTCATAGCAGTAACTTGTCATTTTGATATAGAAGATTGGCTCTTGCCCGATTGGGTATTTGATACTGATTCAATGACCTTTCGTTCTTACGAAGGGCAAAAAAAAAATAGACCATCAATTAACTTCGAGATATTGCAAGCAGCAGATAAGTCAATTTGGAAGGTCTTTGCTAAACATCACTATTTGAGTCACACGCATAACAACGCAGCAAATGTTTTTGTCTCATACATAAATGGACAGTTGGCAGCATTCTTGAGCGTTCTTCATTTTCCACATCCCAAAGTAAAGAATATGAAAAAAGTACATAGATTGGTTGTCTTGCCCGATTATCAAGGCATAGGTATCGGAATAAAGATGCTTGAAAGTATTGGTGAGATGTACAAAAAGCAAAAAGATAGATATTCAATAGTCACATCTTCGCCTTCTTTAATTTACGTTTTGAAGAAATCTGCTAAATGGAGATGCTTACGATTTGGCAGAACAAAAGAATCTACGGGTGTATTAAAAGGTGCAACATCCAAAGAACGTATAACAACATCATTTGAAATTAGATGACAAGTAGTGACATCCATAAAAAGGCAATGCTTGATGCGTTGGAGAAATCTTTAGGGGTTGTGACCTCCGCTTGCAAGAGCGTTGACATCGCACGGCAAACGCATTACCGATGGCTGCAAGAGGACAAAGAATACAAAGCAGCAGTCGAAGAACTATCAGACGTAGCCATTGACTTTGCGGAGAGCCAACTGCACAAGCAGATAAAGGAGGGCAACTCAACCGCTACTATCTTTTTTCTAAAGACCAAAGGCAAGAAACGTGGATACGTGGAACGCCAAGAGGTAGACGTATCTTCGGGCAAGCTATTTCAAATTGAGGTGCTTGGCGAAGATTCAGACCAATAAAGTTTATAACCACCTAAAGCGCAGCGACAAAAAGATAGTCGTTGAGCAGGGCGGTACTCGTAGCGGAAAGACTTACAACATCCTGCTATGGGTGATTTTCTATTATAGCACACGGGAAAGCAACAAGACCATTACGATATGCCGTAAGACGTTCCCTTCGCTGCGTGCTTCGGTGATGCGTGACTTCTTTGAGATACTGCGCAACCACGACTTGTACAGTGAAAGCTACCACAACAGGTCAAGCCACGAATACTACCTGAATGGCAACCTTGTGGAGTTCATAAGCCTTGACCAACCGCAGAAGATACGAGGCCGTAAGAGGGACTTGCTATACATCAACGAAGCCAACGAACTAACGTATGAGGATTGGCAGCAGCTCATCCTGCGTACCGAAGGCAGGGCAATCCTTGACTACAACCCTTCAGATGCGTTCCATTGGATTTACGATAAGGTGGTAACCCGTGATGACTGCGACTTCCATCAGACCACCTACCTTGATAACCCGTTCCTTGATAGCAGCATCCGACAGGAAATAGAACGCTTGCGTGATACCGATAGCGACTATTGGAGAATCTACGGACTTGGAGAACGTGGGATGAGCAGAGCCACCATCTTCCAATACGGGCAGGCAGAGATACCAACGGATGCCACGCTCT